TCTTGCGTCTTGCGATCGCGTTTTTGACCTTGATCCGCTGATCCTTAGCGTCCCATTTAGAGAGCTGTTCAAGATCGAAGCTGTCTTCAATCAACCGCAGAGCGGTTTCAAGAGGGAAAGCAGCGAGGGAATCGCTAGCTTCAGGTTCGACTTGTTCTTCTACGACAGTGGACTCTGTGGTTTCAATGCGTAAAGCACCGATTTGAAGAGCAGTTTTAACCTCTGTGTAGTCTTGGATTCCAGCCCAGACTGTGTCTGGAACATCACGATTAACACCCGCCGAGAGGCAGAAGTAATCAGGAAGACCCTCCTTCTGTAGGAAAGAGAAGCCCCAAAAGGCCTCCTTGTCCATTGGGGGATTGAGCAGCTCGGGACGGTAAACGAGGATCATGATGGATGGGTTGGCTTAGCAACCTGTTCAGAATAGGTCAGAGAAGGCTACGCTTTCTCCATGACAAGGCCGCTCTTGGGGTAGTACCAAGCGAGGCCGCCGCAGCGAGCGTGTGCAGCAACGGAGAATTCCAGACCACGGCGCTCCGGAGGGAAGAACTCCAGGGGTTGAGTGATATGGAACTGGAGCTTGTCCGGGCTCCGGTCGTAGATGACGATGCGGTCCTTGGACAAGCGGCCACCGGACTTCGATGCTTCGAGCTCATTGATGGGCTCAATGGCACGGATGATCGGGTTGGTGCGGAGGAAGAACTCCAGAACCGTGGTGTCGCTGGTGGTCGACCTCGGGGTGGTGGAGATGATGCGATACACGTCGTAGGGCACCAACATAGTGTTGGGGCTTTCCTTCATGTTGCTGTTCTGAACCAGGCGAGTGGGGCCTTCGTTCAGTAGTTGCAGCATCTCGTCCGTAGATGCAGTATCGAACCACTTGTTAGGAACAAGCTTATCGATCTGATCGTTGTTCAAGAAGCCCTTCATACCACTTCCGGTATCTCCGAAATAGGCGAGGGATTGCATGGTCTCCTCGTAGGCCCGCCTGACGGCATTGGCCCGACGCTGCTCCAGGTTCATGCCAGGGACCATGGAGGCGGCCCGGGTTTCCTGAACGGTATAGGCGAACGAGGCGCCGAAGGAACGCACCGTGTGGGTGACTTCCTTGCGGAGCACATCAGAGCGGGGAAGATCCTGCGCTTTGTCAGCGATCATCTTCATACTGCCGATCTTGTCGAACACCCGATAGGTGTAGGAGTCGGCACCGGGACCTACTTCAGTAGAAATAGGTACAACAGTGGAATACTTAATGTCGGCATACTCTTGCTCGAAAGTGCGAGTAAGGATTTGCTCCAGCTCGCGAGCAAGAAAGATACCGACATCAGCATCGTTACGGATGTCTCTGGTCATGGCACGTCAGCGGTGAAAGTGGAAGCGGGGATGTCCAGTTCCAGAAGAACCAGACCGGCTGCCGAAGTCTCAGAGAGCCAGCGGGCACCCGTGATGCGCGTGGTCCTATTGGCCACGGCCGTTTTGGCGAAACGTCCGAGGAACGAACCTGCAACAGCACTACCACCGGTGGTGTTAGCGGCATTCCAGAAGCGCACGTCATCTCCGAGGGCTACGGCCTCGGTGACGTAGACCCAAACGACGCCCTTGGAAAGGACATTTACCGTCTCCTTGTCGGGATAGCCGAGGCGGCCGTCCGAGAAGATAGGAGTGGGATTGGGGATGTAGGACTGGGAGCCCCCAACACCCTCCATGGTCATAGAGCTCACGGCAAGACCAACGATGTTGGTAGCTCCTGCAGCGATCTCAACGGCCAATGCGACATTGGTCGTCGGGGTGTTGTCGATCCTCAGCAGTGCCCCAAAAGGCAGTGCCGCGCCGGACTGGTTGATGTAGCTACGGGAGACATAGGCTTGCTGATCAGCAATCATGCCCTCGTGAGCTGCATCCTGAGTCAGGGGGTAATTTCCCTGAGCTCCGATGGGATTGGCTACAGTGGTAGCGGTGAAGGTAACAGCCATTTACTTAGTGGCAGTGAGCGGTTTTTTCCATGCGTTCTGTTGGTCGGCATGGTATTGCGCAATTGGATTGCGAGAGGAGTTACCAGCACCTCTGAGAGCCTGTTGCAGAACAACAGAACTGTCGGCGCGGTCCTCATGGGTGTCAGAAGAGTCGTCCTCTTCGTCGTCTTCGTCCTCACCTTCCCCGTCGTCTTCGTCCTCGGGATCTTCCGAGTCGAATTGAGCGAGGATGCCGTCGACGGCGCCCTGGATGTAGCTGGTGTCAGCGTCCTCGGGGGGTTCGTTGCCTGTGAGGTTGGTGAAGGCCTGGCTGTAGAGCTCTGCGTCGTCGATCCCATCGAAATGGAAGTCGTCGTCGAAGGCCGGGGCGAGGTGTTGGAGGGTGGTCAAGCGCTTCTGAACCAGTTGGTCGATCTGCGCTGTATCGAGACGGTCTCCGGATCCGGATTCCAGCTCGTCGACACGCTCTACGAGAGCGTCAGCACGCCCTTCGGCGGCGGCTTTTTCCTGGGAAAGGGCTTCGAGATCGGACTGGACAGAATCGAGTGCAGTGCGCAACTCGGTTTCGGTGGCTTCAGCGGCGTCAAGCTTGCGCTCCAGATCCCGTACATAGGACTGGACAGCGGTTGCTGCATCACTGGGCAGTTCGATCTCCAGGCCGTCAAGTTTGACAGTGGCCATACGAGGAGATGGGTTTGTAGGGAACTGGGATGAGAGATTGAGGGGGAAATCAGGATCGATGGCGACTGCGTCAGCAGCATCCATGCGGTCTAGGAGCAGGCGGACTTCAGGGCCTGCTCGTCCTCGGGGGACGACAGCGATGTGGTTGACCCGAATGTTCCGTTGGATGCCGTCATAGGCCTCGCCCCCGGGAGTTACACCGGGGGTTGGGTCGTAATCGACTTTGTATCCAGCAGATAGTTCGGTGGCATCGCCTCTATTGATCTTCTCGATAGAGTCTGCGTCTGTAATTGTGAGGCAGACTTCGACAAAGCCATCGCTGTAATGGACTTTGCTACCTGAGTAGCCAGTTTGGTACAGCTTTGTATTTGTAGAATCAAGAAGGATAGGGGGATGGCCATACGTTACGGGAGTCATTCCGAACGTACTCAATGATTCAGGGTTACTGACCTCTTCTGGAGGGCGGTACTCCCGAACCTGGCTGCCATCTGCGCGTCGGTACAACTGGGTTCCGACACGAGCTGTACGACCCCACACCCGGAGGAAGCCCTCCGAAGTGGTCTCGCTCTTTGTTATAGGAGCGAAGTCGTAGCGAGAAACAGATGTTTCCATGGGCCAGCTTACTCGGTTCAGTTGTAATGAGTAGGCTTAATCGGAAAGCGAATAGCAGCCCATGGCCATCTACAGGCAGTTGACGATTTGTAGGCGGGTTAAAGCGTTACGGATACACGCGGGAATGACACAAAGTGACGTAGCGGAACACATGAGCATCAGTCAAGCAGCATATAGTCGCCTAGAAACTGGGGAAGTGGAAATATCCGTGCTGAAGCTGCTTGAATTGTGTGACTTATACGGGGTAAAAGCGCGGGATATAGTCGATGATGTGTAAAAGATGGCATTTGAGGCGACATCCCCGACTCCTAAGATCCGATCTACCTATCTAATCCCCCGAGATCGGTAGACTATGCACACACAGCGATTTTTTGCCGGCCATGGCAACTCTCACAAACAGGTCCAATAAGCCCTATGGTTAAGCCGCTGTTGCGACTTGAGCGCCGCTCTCCGGAGTTGCTGGAAGTGCGAATCCCGTATGGCAAAGCCGAACCCCATACGTTCTTACTCGCATCTGATATCCACCTTGATAACCCAAAATGTAATAGGGATTTACTAAAAAAGCACCTTAAACAAGCACAGGGCGTGGGTGGACACGCCCTTTTATTTGGGGATGTGATGTGTTTGATGCAAGGCAAAAAAGATCGACGTGGTTCAAAGAGTAGTATCAGGCCAGAGCATCTGGGCAGTAATTATTTTGATCTGGTTTTTAGCGAAACTGCTGAATGGCTCTCGCCTTTCTCTTCAACCATCCTGATGATGTCTGACGGCAACCACGAGACCGCCGTACTGAACAATCAAGAAGTAGACCCTCTAGGCAATGTGGTTAGGCTCATGAGGGAGCGGTATAAATCTCCTGTTGAACACATGCGCTATCAGGGGTGGATATGGTTTACGTTTTACCGTGCAGGCGAAACGAGGGAACATAGTGCGCGGCGATGTACGTTGTTCTTCCATCATGGTGCCTGGGGAGGGATTGTAAGTAAGGGCGTGCTCGGGGGGATGAGATACAGCTCACTGGCGCCGGAATCGTCGATCATTGTCAACGGGCATAACCACGAGAGGTCTATAGTTAGTCATCCATGCTATAGGCTAAACGAAAATGGAAAACAGAGAGTTTCTCAGCGCTGGCATGTGCAGACAGGTTGCTACAAAGAAGAGTTCGAAGACGGTGCTGGCTGGGCGGTGGAGCGTATTGTGATGCCTAAGTCGTTAGGTGGGGTGTGGCTCAAGCTTTGGCCCACTCGTGAAGGTGTAGAGATCAGCTTGGAGCCTGCAATATGAAGCCTAGACTGAGGGTTCTTATTGAACAGTGTGTTGAAGAAGGCACCTTACTGGGTTATAGGAGAGCGCATAAGCACACAGATGACCCCGGAGAAGATGCTATTGCTGAGATGATCACCAACGCAATAATGGGCCGTTTGTATGAGTGGTTTGTGTTTGACGAGTCAGAGTAGTCAGGAACGGCATAGATCGGAACGCAAGCGCGGCCGTCTGCCGTGGCCATTGCGGGCCCGGTTGGTGGAGGGGTCTTCGAGGACGGTTTTTCCGCCCACGGTGTGACTGATATCTGGACCGCCTTTCCCGGCGATGCCGCGTCTGCGGCGTTCTCGGTTGAGTTCGGCGCGGCGCTTGCGCTCTTCGGGGCGGGCGTTGATGGCGGCCTGGTGGCGGACTTTCTTGGCAGCGGCCTCGGGGTGAGAGCGGTAGTAGGCAGTAGAGGGGCCGTCGATGCGGCCTATCGCTTTCCCAGGCGGGCTGGGGTCAGGCCTCCGTCCCGTCGACTGGATTTACCGGAGCACTTCCACTTGCTGCGGGAAAGGCAAAGCGGTGTGTTGCGGTCGGCGCCAGCGCAGTCCTTGCCGTGGGAGCGCATGTCGCCGAAGCTGCGAGCACAGTAACGGTCGCCTTTGTCAGTACCAGGGGCGATGCGATAACCTTTTGCACCGAAGCGGACAGTGCGCTTGCGCCCAGTGGCGGGGTTGGATACAGTTTTGCTGTATTTCTTGCCGTCTTCGGAGTCTACATACTGTACAGCTGGATCAATATAAGCACTGGAATACTGCAGAATGCTATCTGCCGCGTTCTTGCGGTAACCGGGTTCGTAGCGACGGCGCATTTTCTCTACAGTAAGACGATGGCGACGTGAACCGCTGCGTAAAGAAGCGCGAGCTGCTTTCCCCGTCTTCTGCATTGCTTCTCCGATAACAGCTATACGCTCTACTTCAGTACGTGCAGCTTTACCAATGGCTTTTTCAGCCGCTTGATTGGCGGCCTTGGCTTCTTTCTGGAGCCGGAGGGTCTTGGAGGGGGGCCGCATGTTCTGGAACGACCTCGGGGTGAGCCGCATGGAGGGCTCTTTGGCTGTGGTGCGGTGGACGACCTCGGTGATGCCCATCTGGGCCATGCGACGAGCGGCCCCGGGGGAGCGCAGGATGGCTTTGCGGCTGCCCTTGAAGAGGAGAGCGGCTCCTACAGCACCAGCGGTCAGGCCCAAGGCAGCGGCTTTACGGGAGATACGCTTCTTGGAAGGAGTCCGCTGTGCGGTGCCCTTGGTGCATTTTTCACCAGGGGAGATGGAGCCATTGCCGCATTTGAGGTCGTGGCGGATTGGGGAGGGAGTGAGGGTCACGGTGCAAAGCCTGAGGCCCACACAGAGTCGTAGTTGAGGCCGGGAACTCGCCCGCCTTTAGCTTGACGATGGTTTTTCGCTTTAAAAGCTGCTTCTTTGCCGCGTCGATAGAGGTTTTGGATATCAGCACCGTATCCTGAGACAACAGTACGGGCATTTCGGCCTAAACCTTGGCTAGAAGCTGCCATGTTTGCCATATTCATAGCAGCGCCGCCCCAATTACCACGAGCAGCGTTACCGGCCGCGTAAGCACCTTGACGGATGGGCTCCACCATACCCATTGCGGCACGGCGCATGTTTGGTCGGGGGTGAAGAAGGGCCGTACCTAATAGGGCAGCACCACCGATAGCGCCTACTGTGGCAGCGGCCTTGACCGGCTTGTTCCAAGAGGCGCGACACTTGTGGTTTCTGGGAATGCAGGCGTTACCGCAGGGCTTGGAGCCAGGCCCACAGTTGAGCTTTTTGTTGCCCAGGAAGCGGTCAGATCGGACTAGAGCCGGGGTGAGAGCCATGGATCAGACGGCGAGATGAACGGGCTCGGGGGAGAAGCCGTCTGCCCAGATAGCGTCGCCACGACGAGCCAGGGGCATGCCGGAACCGTAAGGAACAGCTCGGCTGCGGCGACGGCCCATCCGGGCGACTGATCCGGCAGCACGGCCAGCCGCATAGCTGGCGCCTTTTGTGGCGCGGTACATCTGTTGACCGGCGGTACGCCGATAGCGCCCCGGGGTGCCAGATCCCAGGGATTCACCGGAGACGGTGTTTGGTCCTCTCATGCGACCGCGAAGACCACCAACAGCGCGTCCAGTGGCCTCACCTGCTCGGCGAGCAGCATTTCGAGCACCGGGACTGCGAGCTGCGCGATTGAGACTGCGAAGACCTATTTCAGTCCCTAGACCAGCTACATTACCGGCAAGTTCAGTAGCTAGACCTTTACCGATACGACCCTGCCAGTACTCCCGAGTAGCTTTTGCTTGACCCGCTGCTTGGATTCCTACTCCGATAGCTCCAGCGATGTTTCCACGTCGAGCGGCATTAACTGCTCCAGCAGCTTTTGCAGCAGTTGAAAGAGCGCTCACAGCTCCAAAGACTTTGCCCACAGCTTTAGAAGTACGTCCTGGTTGTCGCTTTCCAGTGGCTTTAAGAGTTGTTTTACTTACACCGCCGGATTTACCCTGCACCCTAGTAGCAGGGCCCTTGGTGCATTTCTTGCCTTCAGGAATAGCGCCTTTGCCACATTTGAGATCGAGGCGCTCGGCGTAGTCCAGGCGGGCTCGGATGTAGGAGCGGGGCTGGCCCTGGATCCCAAGGTCGCAGGCAGCGAGGTACTCCTGTGGGGTCAGGGCGTCACCTCGATCCATCATGGGCTTCTTGTACATGCCGCCGTCCTTCATGGTTTTTCCGCAACTTCCGTCACATTTGCCCTTGCGCTTGCCGCAGGAACAGTCGCCGTCCATCGAGCGCTTCGGACGGCGCTTGCGACCAGCGGAGCTCTCACGGATTTCGCCCTCATCGTCAGGGCCCTCCCCCATTCCGTACTCTTCCTCCGGAGGGGCGGGCCGCTTTTTCGTGAGGGTTGCCATGGTTGGCAGGGACTATGAAGATGAGGCAGTTTAACGATCTCGGGGGATTTGGATAGTTGAATCAGATCACTGGTACGGGAGTGCGGGCTTCAAATACAGCTTTGGCGAGGTCGTCGCTAAGTGATATGCCGCTGTGTTTTTCTACTTCCTGGCGATGCTTGTAGGGGATGTTGGCGTATTCAGGGTCTATAGCCGCCAACTCAGGGTCATACGGAGCCTTAGCGCAGCGGCACTGTGGATGGAGAGGTAACTTCAATTCAGTGCGCTTATAAACACGGCCTGCTCGGTTACGACATACAGGACAGGTACGGTCATCGCTAGTAGCGTAGTACATCACAAGGTCAATACCCTGTGCAGAGTAGTAATAATCTCCAGCATCTGAATACGCACGGATGCTTTCAGTCCGTACAATTGTCGTAGCACGGGACTTCACAACAGACAGACGGTCTCGCATATCCCGCACCATGGCATCTGTGGGGCGACCTTCAGCGATCCCCTGGGCAACGACCTCGGCGGAGGCCTGGGCGAACTGCTCACCGTGGCGACGGAGGTAGCCCTTGGCCTGGGAAGCGGCGGCCACGGTGGCCTCGATCGGTACGGAGATATCCACCCGAGAGCGAGTGGGGAGGAGCTCACCGGTGAGGCTGTCTGCAGAGACGATCCCGAGGCGTGAGGCTTCTGAAGCCAGGTTCCGGAAGAGGCGGTCGTAGGCGTCGACCTTATCGGGACGCACAGCAGGGACCAGCTCACGGAATTCCTGAAGCAGCAGCACACTGCGCTGGGCCGGGTCTCGCATGCCCAGGCGCATGTGGGCCCGAGAGCGACGAACCAGGCGGTTGAACGAACGATCGAGGACGTTGTTGAGGAGGCGAATGGTGCCGTCCTCGGTGGTCATGAGGGCTTTGTTGTAGCGCTCAAGGAGTTGCATTCACTGAGCTATCACGAGTAGCTATGTAAGTAGCGGTGCGAATTAATGCTGTACTATCTGCGCGATTATTAGGCGGTGTGAAACCGAACATATTTTTACCTAGACGCCGTGTTGACTCATCGACTCCTTCCCATTTTTCTTCTGCCTTTGCGACACTTTCAGCGGCCTCTCTTGTCATATTCTCATTACCCTTGCGGGCCAATATGTCCTGTATCCGCTCGTTAAGGCTCGTGGTAACCTTCGACTTTTTATCGGGAGCTTTTGGAGTCGGAGCTGTGGATTTTGCCTTAGTTGCTTTAGGTTTAACCCTAGATGCTCCAGTGAAGCCGTACTGGGTAGTCAGCAGCCTGTACGCCTCTTCATTGGTGCCAACAGGGCGGCCAGCGATCTCAGATGCAGCCGTGCGAGCGAGACGCTCAGATACGTAGTACGTAGAATCAGACTTACCAGCTACGCGAGTTGAGTAGTACAAAAGATTGACAAGCTCAGCGTGTGCATCTCCGGCTACCTTGCGCTGAAGGTTCATAACACCGGCTAGGTAATTAGCGCGAGACTGATCCGCAGACTGAATAATGTTACTATAACCCATTCTATTTTCAACAGCAGATATAGTCGGGACTCTGCTGATATTAGACATCGTCTTAGCAACGGAGCCGTAGTACTCATCAAAGCCTTTAACTGTATCTTTGTAAATAGAAGAAGCGACTTTGTCAGAGGGTAGTCTCAAAGTGTCCATTAACTGCTTCTCTACAGTGCCGCGAAGTGCCTGCGCACTCGGGGATGAGCCGAAGCTTGTTCGGGTCAGTTGAGAGACGAATGCCGGAACGTCATCATTGTTGAGTATATAGCTACCAGCAGGTGTACGCTTGACTCTAAAGCCCTGCTGAGAGGCTAATCTAGTCAAAGACAGTTTGTCTTCGTTAATTCGTCCGAGTAAGGCAGCTTCAATAGTGCCACGAGTAGCAGCTTCGTCATTTGTGAGGTTGTACTGCTTAGTTAGAAAGCTTTCTGCAGTAGGTCTTGCGAAGATATTGGAATTACGACCATCAGTAATCGTAGGTTCATCTACAGACCAGAATGCTTTTCTATGAGCCTTATTCCACTTTAAGAAATCAGTGCTGCTAAAACCACGATCGACACCTCTAGTGAAACGGTCGTCAACGTCACGTAGCGCTGTATTTAGACTATTGGCGGATTTACCAAAAGAGACACCGGAAAGTGGAGCTTCCCCACCTTTGCCAAGCTGCTCTTGAAGTGCTCCGGGGCCGCGAAGTTCCGCTGTACGGGCTCTATACGCGGTTTCACCTACTAGCTGTTCTACAGCAGATCTATTGCGAGAGCGTTGCTGACCCAGTAAAGGAGTTGCATCGAGTATCTTATTGACACCTTCTCTGGTTGCTTCGTTAATCTTGGCGCCTACAGTGTAGCGATAATTATGCGGGTTTGAACGCATAAGAAGAGCGTGCGCTCCTAAGCCACCTGTAACTACAGCCAGGCCAACACCAATAGTACGAGTACGAGCTTCTAGCTGTGCTTTTAGACGCTGTTTCTGCTGTAAGTCACCTGGGGCAATTTGCACAGCCCCACGAATAATCGCCTTTTTGCCGCCTTCGAGATCGGAGAAGCTACCTTTTGTGACACCTTTCAGCAAGCGCTTTGTACCACGCTCTATAGAAGCTAGTCCTTTAAGGGGGTCAGTCTGTACCGCTCGTAAATGGGGGTCAGGGCCCTCTCCTTTTAAGCGGCAATCCCAAGAAGGCGGAATGCACCTGTTACCACACTGCTGATTCGGTGGATTACACTTTAACTTGCCTGCTGTAAGTCTCTTCCTATCTAGTCTTTCCTTAGTAGCAAGATAAACCGCTGCTCGTACTTCGGACATCAGTACACCTCCCATCCAGCACGAAGCGATTCGATTTCGCTCTCGGGGATAGCGGAGAGCCCTGCCACATTTTGGCGGTAAAGGCGGCTGATTCCAAGCTTGGCGGCACGGAGGGACGCGAAACCGGTGGCATAGGGGCCATCGATCAGCTCACCGTCGCGGTCGAAGCGGGCGCGGTACAGCTTATAGGCCCGGGCGCGGTGAGGGCCGAACACCACCATAGGGGCCGCCTGGCTGGAATCAGTGCGCTGGCCGTCAGGCCCTACCAGATAGCCCGCGCAGAGGTCGTCTACTCGGTGGGTGACCCGGATTCGCAGGCCGTGGGCCGCGTAATGGTCGAAGGCGTCTGTCTTGGCGCCGTCCTCGGGGGGCGGGGGTTGGTCCTCCGGAGGCTGCTGGGCGGCGAGCTGCTGGTTCTGATACCCCATCATCTGACTCTCGAACGAGGCGTCCGCAGCCGCGATCAACTGCGCGGTTACAGCAGGATTGAGCGTGGTTTCGATGTTGAAGTCTGTGCCACCAAAGCGGGCTTCACGTACTTCAATGGCGTTCAGTACACCGAGACTGACATAGGTGTTGTCTATTTGTGCTTGAGCAGATCGGATGTCGGCCTTTTCTTTGTCAGTCTCGGTAAAAGCTGAGGGGAAAGAGACGGACCAATTACGTGGGGGGCGGCCTCGGGTGGGGCCCTCTTTGCTGGCCAAGATGTAGGAGAAGATCTGCTCGACCGCTGACATGCAGTAGAGCTCTTGCCAGTTCTCCACCAGGGAAGCCCAGAGGCGCTCTTCAAAACGGCCCTCTTTGCCCAGGCCACCGGGGGATTCCCCCATGAGAATGGCAGCAGGCCAACCAGTAGCAGCTTGTAGGTCTTTGATGAAGGGATCTGTGGCTGAAGAGATATTGTTGAGAGCACGGTTGAGATATGTGACTGTCTCTTCTTTGTCGATGACCATACCTTTGTACATACTGCGAGATAGGATATTGGCTTCTAGGCGCTTCCGGATGTCTGATTCGTTGCCAGCAGCAATACGGTTAAAGAGTCCTGGGATGCTGTGTACAAATAGATCTGCGTCTGAAAGCATTGTTTCCAGACCCATCATGCCGCTTTCGTAGCGCTTGAAGGCGTCCCAAATTAGTTGTAGAACAGATTGGCCCCAGCCGACGTTACGTACTCGGAGATTCCAGGGGAGGTACAGCCCATCGAAGCGGGCCACTCGGGATGCGTGTATGCGTATATCGACATATCTGCTGGTTTGGTCGGGCGACAGGCGCTGCGAAGTGGAAATCCGGTAGAACTGAGGCTTGCTGTAGTCAATAATCGTGAAGTCCTCGGGGATCACCTCATGGCGAGACAGCGGGACTAGGCCTCGAACAGCGCGGATACGTGTCGGGTCGACGGGTTCGTCAGGCGGAAGGCCGTCGTCAATCAGCAGTACCAGGAGAGCGCCACCGTACAGCCGTTGGAGCTTGACAACTTCAGCGTAAGCGCGGCGAAATTCTAGGTTTTTAATGTATTCATCGAAATCAGCAATTAGATCGTTAGCATTGGGGATGTCGTCCCC